GTTCCGCCCCAGCCGCAGCCGATGCAGGACCCTATGACGGGAGCCATTGTGATGGCCCCTGTCCCGCCTGCTCCGATGCTCTATGACATTGAGCTTCGCAGGAAGGCCGAGAAGTCGAAGATTTGCCTTCGCGTCCTGCCGCCTGAGCGCTGCAAGGTGTCCGAGCGTACGCCGTCGTGGCGGCTCGAGGAATGCGATTACTTCGAGTACGAGGATCTGAAGACGATCAGCGATCTTCGCTCGGAAGGCTTTGATGTCGAAGATGACATTGCCTCTGGCGAGACGCCGGATACGCAGGAAGACCAGGCGCGCGATCAGTACCAGGAGTCGGACGATCTTGAGAACAAGATCGATCCGTCTATGCGTCGCGTGAAGGTGCGCACGATCTGGATTCGTCACGACTACGACGAGGACGGCATTGCTGAACTTCAGTATGTGGTTAGGGTCGGGCGGAAAATCCTGTATCGCGAGGAAGTCTCGCGAATTCCTGTCGCCTGCATCGTGCCCACCCCGTTGCCGCACAGGCACATTGGCTTTTCGATCGCTGACCTTGTCGCGGACATCCAGCGTCTCAAGACGGCGGTTCTCCGCCAGGGCATAAACAACCTCTTCCAGTCTAACAACATCCGTCACGCGGTCAGCGGCAAGGTCAACCTTGACGACATGCTGATGAATCGCCCGGGTGGGTTGATCCGCATCGAGGACGGCGGCGTCCCGATGAACGAGATCATGCCGCTGCCGGTGCCGTTCGTCTTCCCGCAGGCGATGGAGGGACTGAACTACCTCGATCAGATGCGCCAGCAGCGAAGCGGCGTGAGTGAATATTTCACCGGGGTCGATAAGACCTCGATCAACGACACCGCGTCTGGCATCCGTCAGCTATCGACCATGGCCGAGCAGCGCGTGGAGATGATCGCGCGAATCATTGCGACCGGCGTCGAGGATCTGTTCAGCATCGTTCATGAGCTGATCCTTAAAGCCGGGCACCAGAAAGAGGTTGTGAAGCTGCGTGGCAAGTGGGTCGAGGTTGACCCGGCCCAGTGGAAGAAGCGCACGGACTTCAAGATCGCCGTTGGCTACGCCGCGGGCAACAACGACGCGCTTGTGCAGAAGCAGATGATGCTTGCGCAGATGCAGGAAAAGGCGATGGCCGGTGGCCTGCCGATCGTGCAGACGCAGAACGTGTACGAGCTCGCGACCGACATCACAAAGACGATGGGTATCACATCGCCGAATCGTTTCTGGACGAATCCGGCCGACGCTCCGCCTCAGCAGCCCCCGCAGCCCGATGTGACTGTCATGGCGGCCGAGCAGATGAAGACGCAGTCCGCAGAGCGCATCAAGCAAGCCGAGTTGCAACAGAAAGAACTCGACAGCCAGCGCGATTTCGAGATCAAGAAATACGAGATCGAAACCGGCGCAGCGACCGACATCGCGAAGCACGAGAAGCAGCTAGCGCACGAGCGCGACACGATGCAGTACCAGAACGAGTTCGGAGCGCAGAAAGATGCACACATGGCGCAGCTTAATGCGGGCCTCAACCCGAAGAACGTCGAAGCCCAAGCAAAGGCCAAAGAGTCCGCGACGTCCTCCGAAGCGCTGAAGGCCATGCAGCAGTCGAACGAGCAGCAGACGCAAGTGATCATCGCGGCGTTTCAGGAACTCACGAAAGCGATGTCGGCTCCGCGTGAGTTCGTACGCGACCCGAAGACGGGCAAGGCCATGGGTTCGCGTATCGCGGCCGAACAGGCGGCTTCGTGACTCCAGAGGAAACCCTAGAGCGCGCCAATCGCGCTGAGAAGTTAGTCAACGATCCGATGCTTGATGAGGCGTTCGAACTCGTTCGCGCCTCGTTGCTGGAGAGCATCGAGAACGCGCCGATTCGCGATGTCGAAGGCGTACACGAATTGAGATTGATGCTGAAGCTCTTACGCAGCGCGAGAGGGCATCTCGACCAGGCGGTCCGTGACGGCAAAGTCATCGTACACCGGCTGGAGGAAAAGCGCCGCATGACGCCGATCGACTATTCGGCAAAGTACAGAGGTTAATTCCATGGCTGATGACCAACCCATTGCGGAGTCATCGATTGCAGATCGAGTGGCGGCCCAGTTCGGACTGACCGAACCCGCGACAGACCAACCCGAAGAACAGCAAGAGGCAGTAGCGCCGGAGCCTGAAGAGGTCGAGGCCGAAGAGGGCACGCAAGCGCCTGCCGAAGAGTTCGCGGAAGTCGAGTACGACGGCGAGCGGTTCAAGGTTCCGAAGAAGCTCGAGAAGGCGATCCTTCAAGAGAAGGATTACACGCAGAAGTCCCAGGCTAACGCGGAACGTGCGCGTCAGTGGGACGTATTGCAGGAGCAGGCACGGGTTAAAAACCTGCAGGCTGCCTTCGAGAACGAAATGTCGCCAGAGATTCAGCGCCTGCGCGCTTATGAGCAGGTACTGAATACGCCCATTGATTGGGATTCGATGCCCATGGAACAGATGGTCCGCGAACGTGCGAAGCGCGACCAGTGGAGAGATGAAGCGAACGCTCTCCATCGCAACCTGCAGGCGAAGTACAAGGAGTTCGGAGACAAACAGGAAGCGGTCCTGAAGGACATGCGTTCCAAGGCCGTTGAGGCTGTGTCGAAGAGCATCCCTAACTTCTCCGAGAAGTCCATCAAGGATCTGCGCGATTACGGCAAGAACGAGGGTTACAGCGACGCTGAACTCTCCGGTATCGACGCCGACCCGCGCCACATCCGCACGCTCCACAAGGCTATGGAGTACGACCGACTGATGGCCAGCAAGGCCAACGCAGTCAAGGAAGCCACGAAGGCGCCACCGATGGTCAAACCCGGTGCGACGCGCCCCATGCCGCAAGCCGTCAAACACGAGCTTGCGCTCAAAAAGGCCATCAAGGCTTCGACGAATTCCGCCGACAAGGCGAAGAACATCCAGAAGCTCTTGGAGGGCCGTTTCTAGCCGCTTGCACGCGGCAAAGGAAAGGCAATGTCTGTTCTTTCAAACACCACGCTGACTTACGGCGTGGCGACGGCTGGCGGTATCCGTGAGGATCTGTCGGACGTCATCTTCGATCTGTTTCCCGAAGATACCTACATGCTCTCGAACTTCGAGAGAGAGGAAGCCAATTCGACCTATACCGAGTGGTTAGGTCAGCAGCTCGCGGCTCCGGCTGCGAACATCCAGGTTGAAGGTGACGATGCGACCTTCGCGTCACTCACCCCGCCGAGCCGGTACGGCACGTACCTGCAGATCAGCTCGAAGACCTTCCTCGTTTCCGACTCCCTCGAGGCGGTGACGAAGGCGGGACGGAAGAGCGAAGTCGCGCGCGGCGCGATCGTCAAGATGCGCGAACTTAAGCGCGATATCGAGACCCGTATCGCGGGTAACGGCATCGCAACGGTTGGTGGCGCGACGACTGGCCGTTCCACGGCTGGCATCGAAAGCTGGATCGGTGGTCCGACCGCTGACCCGGGCAACACGACTGCGAACGCGGTGCGTGCGACAACGACTGCGAACACGACCACGACTCCGGCTGTGACGTCTGGTACGGCTGGTACGGCGCCGACCGATGGCTCGACCACGGGCTCGCTGACGAATGCGGTTCTGAACCAGGCGCTGATGGGCGCGTGGGCGCAGGGCGGCAACCCGTCGAAGATTTTCGTCGGTCCGATTCAGAAGCAGGCGATCGACGGCTTCACTGGTCAGGCGACGCGCTTTGTGGACGTCATGAAGGGCCAGCAGGCCTCGATTGTCGGCGCCGCGAACGTGTACGTGTCGGATTTCGGCACGCACCAGGTCATTCTGCATCGGTACATGCGCGCGAGCGTTGTGCTGTGTCTGGATGATGACTTCTGGGCTGTTCGCTGGCTGCGCAAGCCGATGAAGCGAGAGCTCGCGAAGACGGGTGACGGTACGAAGTACCAGATCATCGCGGAATGGGGACTGGTTGCTCGCAACTGGAACTCGTCCTCGAAGATCGTGGCTTGCACCTGATCTGACAGCACCGAACTAAGCTAACCGCGGCAATAACGAGACATGCGCCATAGAAAAGCCCTGAAAGT